CGAACAACGTAACCCCAGAAGTCTGACACCACTGCCCACATTGAATTGAAATACTCTTCATCATACGCGACATGTGCGCTTTCCCATTTACTATTGCCAAAAATTACAGAGAGATAGGCACCTTCACAGTTTGCCAAGTGGCAATATAACTGTATCTGTGGCATGTAACGTCCGATTTGTTCGTCCATATTGGTGAAGGCATTAGTGTGTTTGGCTTCAACGATGTTGCGTTCCCCTCGAACACCAGCATCTATTGTGCCTTTGACTGGCACTTCACCAACCTTGCTGATAAATTCTTTCTGATGTGCAGCAAGCACTACGTTGTGTTGCCTTTCAAACCATTGAAGATTGAAGTCTTCAGTGAATGTACCAAGCTGTACTGGTAAATTATTAGACAAGTCTTCTGGTTCAGCACGACCAGTCTTTACTTGCCATAGCTCGTACCATTCACCGTTCATAATTTTAACGCAGTCACTACCGCCTATAAAACCTTTGCGGTTCATTGTGTTCTCCTTTTTTCTTTTGACTCTACTGCATATGTGCAGTTAAGGCAAGTTATATTGTTCTCTTGCTGCCTCATGTCTCGACGTTAGATCGCCAATATGAATGTTGTACTGATGTTCTGAGTACAGTTCTTTGTACTCATCCATGTACGACTTTCGATGAGCGTCGAGAGTTTCTTCGAGTATCATGCCAAGCTTAATCATTTGCACAGCACGACGACCCCAGAGATACTCTACGCCTACAAGTTCACCGCGCTTGATGCGCTCTGCGTTGACTTGCAAGCTGTCTGGTCGCCATGATTTGGCTCGTTCTTTTTGTGCCTTGCGATCTTCTTCATAGATTTTGTGTGATGGACGGTTGACGCTTGCTGCCCAAACGTCATCCTCTACTGCGCGTCCGATTGCTTTCATGATACCACCTTGAAATATAAAGCTACATGTTTTCCACTTGGCACTTTGACCATGACTTTATCTACTGGATAACCAGATTTTTTAAGATCATTAATGCGTGATGCTAACCGAAAGCATTGAAACTTTTCCAATGCCTCAACGGCAGTAATAGTTTGACCTGATTCAAGGTGCGCTTTGATCATCTTGTTCTGCGATTCCATAGTTGTCCTCCATTATGTTTTGGAATTGTTCTCCAGTCATTATGACTAGTGTTTGCGGCTTGCCTCGCCGCCGTTTGTAGAAAGCAATGTCTCTGCCTTCTAATACTTTGAAGGGGCTGGGGAAGTTAGACGTATCTCTGTACTTAACTTCGCCTACCAACTTTCGTCCGTTGATGAAGAGGTGGATGTCCCCTGAATACTCGCCTCCCAAGCTTCCTGAGAGGGGGACGCGTTTCGCTTCGATCTTCGCTTTGATTTTGTTGAGCCAGTCGACAAACCACTTTTCGTGGTAAGTTCCTTTTGACTTGTTACGGTTTGCCATCTGTCCTCCTCATAGCAATGAAGACAAACAAACCAATGCTTTTGCATTGTGCTACGATGATTGCGTTTAAGTATGGCAACAAACCAATCGGTGATTGTGTCACACGCAATGCAGTTAATCGTTTGTCTTTTTCTTTTTGACTTCGATGTCATAGTCTAGTGCCTCAAGCCAACACATTAGGAAGAAACCAGACGGAACACGTTTGTGCTGCTCCCATTTATGAATCAGAGATTCGGTGCAGCCTATGATTTTAGCTAAGTCTGGTTGACTTAGTTTCTTTTCGTGTCTCGCTTTGACCAGCATCTTGATTAGCTGATCGTAGTTTTGAGACAGCCGAGTGTTCTTCATAGATCGCCTTGTAGATACGACAAGCTGTGTCGTAACGCATCTCTGTTGTTCCGTTGACTGACCGATAGTAAGTAGAAGTTGGCACCTCTGCTCGAGCAAATGCATCAAGCAAAGGTACGTCTAGCTCATGAGCTAATACTTGCAGTTGTGAAAAGTATGGTTTCATACTGCATGTATGCAACTAGTATGGATCGTAGTCAACTTCTACTTCGCCAGAGCCTTTGCAATTCCAGCAAGTATCTTTGTATTCTTCAAGGCTTGGCGGTGTGTCACGACTTATCCACGGTTCACGCCGTTCATATGTTAGCTTGCCATCGCCCAAGCATTCTGGGCAAGCAACAGTTTCAGTAGGGTATTTCGTCGTCAAGTGGGGCAAGGTGATTGTCCTCCCATGATTGCATGCAGCGAGCTAAGAACTTGTCTGCATTGAAGTTAGGATTGATTGACTTGATTGCGTCTGCAATAGCCATGTGTGCATGTGGTGATAGGTCTACACCCAGCTTGTCGCTGAGTGCATCCACCTGTTCGGTTGATAGATTAAGCATTAAGCAAACTCCCATTCTTTGTTGCGCATTGCAGATGCAATGGCTGCTTCACGATTGTAACGCGCAGTGTGCGGTGAACGCAGTTCACCAGTGTGCGTTGCCCAATAGGTTAGCGTATTGTACGCAGCCCATTTGTTGTGACCTAACGCAGCCGCTTCGTTGCTCCAGATAGACAGCAAGTTTTCAAGCTGCTTCTCATTAGTCTTAGAGACTGTCACTTGGCGTGTGAACGCTTTGGCTACAGTCTTTTTAAAGAAGTTCTCTATCTGTGCGTCTGTCACTGGTGTGCGCATCCATGACTGCCACACTTCCTTGCGTGACATGAAGTGTTGCAAACCATTAATCATTTTATTGGCACTACCTTCTACGTTGATAGACGCAGTATGTTTGTAACGCGTCTTGGCTACTGCATCAGGCGTGGTGCATCCATTCAAACACCAGAGGCGTAGACCACTGGCTGCTTGTGAGAATGACCACGATGCATCGTAGCTGTTGAAGAAGTCTACTTTGAACTTGGTGTAGTCACCGACTGCGGGTTCAACTGTAAGATCATTGAATAGAATATGACCGCGTAGTTTGCGTCCATCTTCTAAGACTTCAACATCAACAGTGTAGTCATTTGATAAGTCTGCTTGTGACACACCATCCAAGATTGAATTGACAACATCATCATGGCTTACTGCCTTGTAGCGAGAGCCGTGTACGCCTAACACTTTGTTGGTGTCAGTGCGCATGATGCATTGTTGCCCATCAATCTCATTGCCATGCATGTCAAAGACAGGTTGTGTTTCGATTGGGAAGTTCCAATCGTTTATGTTTGCTGAATCAAGCATTGCTGTTCTCCTCTAATTGCTTTTCTACTTTGGTTAGTGCGTCAATTAACCCAGAAAGATCACCGTGGAATGGTTCAATGATCCATTCACCACCGTGTAATGGTACACCAATCTCTTGGCACACCAGATGATCACCGTCATAATGCTGGGCAATGGATACGTTGTAACCATTACTCCTTATGCTAATGTTATTTCTTTTCATTGCTGTTCTCCGTAGTTGCTACACTGCAAGTATGCAGTAGTTTAATAGCTAATAGTTGTGTGACGTAGCGTCATTTGTATTTGTGACGTTACGTCACTTTGGTTTAGCACTCGATGTTTACTGAAACATTATCTCTGATGTATTCACCAATAAGATCGTCGATCTTTTCAATTTGAGCATCAGTGAACGGCTCTGCGTTGGGTTCTTTGTCTCGAACATAGAGTGCCAGTTCAATCTCTTGCTTGATGATGCCACGCAAGGTAGTAACTAAGGTGTTGTCACGAGTATCCATAATGTTCTCCTTTTTGGATTCGTTTTTCACAGCGTACATACGTTGGCCGCTGCGCATATATCTGCACGGTTGCGGTGAACCCAACCTATGCAACAAGAAAAAAGGGGGGACTTGCCCCCCTCGGTTTATGCTGTCTTCGCGCTATCAACGCCATTGGTGTTGGCAGCATTACCCACTGCCATATCAAGGCCTCGCTCGGCAAGCCGTGCCGCAATCTCTGCCTCTTTGTCAGAGCTTGCTTCTGGCTTGACCTCGACTGCTGTTGTCCATGGTTCCCATGGTTTGTGGGTGCTACCGCATGCAACCTCCATAAAGTCGGCAAACATGTGGTACATCTCCTCGAACATCGCAAGCTTGTCCTCGAGTTGCTGTACCCACAT